GTGAAATCTTTGTCTTCAAGTCGCCGGGAGGTACTTGTAGATTGTTTTCACGTCCACGCCTGTCACATCAGCCACCTGCTGCCGGGTAGCGCCAGTACCCAACATCCTGCGGCATCGCTCCACAACCTCAGTGGTCATTACCCGCCGGCGGCCACCAATACACCCTGCTCTCTCGCCGCCACCAGGCCTGCGCGGGTCCTCTCCACAATCAGCTCTCGTTCCATCTCTACCAGCGCGCTCATGACGTGGAAGAAGAAGCGGCCGGCGGCCGTGCTGGTATCGATGCTATCGGTCAGGCTTCGGAAATTTACCCCGCGGGCCTGCAGCTCCGAGACCAGAGTGATTAAGTCGCGCACGCTGCGCCCCAGCCGATCCAGTTTCCAGACCACCAGCACGTCCCCCGGTTTTAGCCGCCTCAGCGCGCGTTTTAACCCAGGCCGCCGGGCATTTTTCCCGCTCGCGGTGTCTTCGAATATCGTGGCTGCCGGATATGACTACACCGATCCGGCGAGCATTGAGGCGTGCGCAATTGAACTGGCCCGCCGCAGTCAGTTTCTGGTGTATACCGGTATTACAAAAACGCTGCCGGGCATGGGGGCTTATTTTGCTCGCGAACTCCCGGCGGGTCGGGTCTCACTGACCTACGAAAACAACAACTGCGCCGGTTTCGTGACCATTAAAAACAGCCAGTCGCTGAAGCCGGTGGATGCCGGGAAATTTATCTTTCAGTCCGCCGATATCCTCAATGACACGGATTACGACTATTCCGGTTTCCCGCTGGAGCTGAAAGTCAGATTCGATCCGGGCCAGGTCGGGCCGGATAATTCGCTGTATCTGGTTGATGATGACGGGACAGAAATTCCGTGCCAGTTCGCCGACGAGCTGCACCCGAATCTGCGCAACCAGGCTAACCAGGGCTATCACTATGATGGCTCTCTTGCCTGCGGTTCAGTGCTGTTCTATGACGATCTGCCTGCCGGTTCCCGGAAATATTACAAGCTGAAAGCGTATTCCCGCCCGCGGCTGGCGGCAGACCTGCCGGTTATCACGCAGGATCTGTCCACTCTGACGATTGGTTTTGGCGGTTATACGTTTACGTTTGACCTCGTGCGCAACTGGCAGCTGAATATGGTCACTGACCAGGCAGGGAACGCCACACGCGTGCAGCACGGCAATTTCTTTGCTGCTTACGACACCGCCGTGGTGTAGCGCGGCGATTTTTTTTGCATCGAAACGCACGACATTACACACTGTCTTAGTTTGAGATTTTGCACTATGCAGAAGAAAACGATTTCTGTGAAGGCCTGTTGTATAAAGAGCAAAAGGCCATATTTTTTATGGCCTTTTGTGTTGATGTTTAGCACGATGTTTGAAACAAAAACGCACTAACTTAACGGTGAATAGTAAACCGGGCGTACGCCTTGTTCACTAACGACCGTTACCGGGCTACCCACGAATCCAAACTGAAAAATCCCGGACAGCGAGCGAAGCGGATGGATTGCCGAGGTTGCAGACGGGGTGTATTGCGCGGTTTCACCGCCCCGCGCGATACCCGCGCCCGTGATGGTCGGCCACAGGCCGTGCAACTCCATCGCGCTTTTCACTGCTGCCGGCAGCGTGCTTGTGGGCTGAACGGTCACGCTGGCCCAGCTGCCAAAGAAAAACTCATTGGCAGCCAGGCCGGTGGCGCTGGCCTTTACTCTTACGCTGTTAACCGTGGTTGGCACATAGTCACCCCCCGCGAGCGACCCGGAGAAGGTTGCCGGGATTAGCTCTCCAGTGGTAGCGTCAAATGCATACCAGCCGGCACTGGTATCTGAGGTTGAGAAAATATCAGCGCCAGCGGCAGCAGCCTCATTCCCCTTTCCATAAACCTGAATCTCACCGCCCGGCACGACACGGGCACCCGGGGTTCGCTCCCACAGATTCCCCACAATATCGCTAATGCCGGAAAAATTACCGTCATGCCGGAACGACACCGGGCCTGACCCGGTATAAATGTAACGGCCTCCGGCCTCACCGGGTGCCTTGCCGTCAAGCCTTCTGCCGTGTTCCCCGGTTGAGTTGAATCCGGCGATAGTATTCTGCCCGTGAGGGTTGAATCCGTTGTTGATGGCTATGGCCTGCATCAGAGAAAACTCGGCATTAGTCATGACATGCCAGTTGCTCCCGATCGCTTTTGCTGCGCTAATTGCAGCATTCAGCGTGGTGTTTCGGGCATTTGGATCAACATTCGGCAGGCTCAGAAGTTCCCCGTTTACAATCGCCCCCTGATAGGTGCCGATATACAGCTGCGGAATTTCTTTATCTCCCGACTTAAAGGCCGGATGCACACCCGTAATACCCAGCGCGGGGTTAAGGGTCTCAATGCTCACCTTCGGGATGATATTCACGAAAGTCGGCTGCCCCTTTGGCGTGTAGAGTACTGTTTGTTTTCCGCCAGAAGCCGCTTCAATGGCGGTGCGCAGGGCATCTTTCACGAGAATTGTAGTCATGTTGGTTTTCCTTACGGGTTATAGCTGAAAAAGGTATCGAGGTAATTCAGTCGGGCATCAAGCCAGGTCAGAATCTGATCAAGGCTGGTTACGTTCAGCGACGGAACCGTCGGCCACTTAGCGTATTCAGCGGCAAACATTTCTTCTGAGTAGCGGGACATCAGGTCACGGGCCAGGGTGTAAACGGTATCGACGGAAAAAACGCCCGCAGTCCGCAGCTCCGCATAACGCGCGTTCATTTCAGTTAACCAGGTGGTGCGAACTTTATTCCAGAACGTGCGATTCGCCCCCATAACCAGACCGTTGTCGAAGAGGTTCAGCGTGGGTGCATAGGAAATCTCTTTGCCATCCCAGCGCAGGCCAAAAACGGTATCGAGGTCATATGGCATGAAATACCACTTAACCCCGTCCCAGGTGAGAAACTGGGTATTTTTCTGCACGCAGTCTGGCGCGCAGATCACGCACATGAAAACGTAGAAGTCGATGATGTTGGTCGCATCAAGATGTGCGCTGGCGTTCGCTGCGAAATCGGCCTGCGATGACGATGCAAACGCCCGCCAGGCATTCAGCGCCGCAGTGGTTTCATCATGAGACTTTGACGGGGCCTTTAACTCCCATGTTCCATCATCCGGCAGCGCCGGAATATTCACGGCACCGTCGAAACCGATCAGAATCTGAGTCGCCTCATTTTTGGCTATGTTGTAGTTCTTTCGTTTCTTGCCAATCATCAGATCGCCGATGCCGTAAAAATCACCGTTCAGGTAGGTGATACAGGCATACCCTTTAGGATGGCCGGTGGCCCCGGTATCCACAGCAGCAGCGCCTGTTTTGCCGATATAAGTATTATCGATCTCGCGCTTAGGCCAGCTCCGGCGCGTCTCCACGACTTTATCCCACAGGTTGTAGCAGAGCGTGTTGCGCACATGAGTGGAGTCAATCCAGTTGGCCTTAAACACCCATTCTTCATGCGGCAGAACATCGCCGATTTTCAGGCTGACCGTTTTGGCATACGTGGCATCAGGGTAAAGCTCAATGCTCATGTTTTTCTTTGGATAAGCTGCCGAAGTGGCCCCCTGCACAGACAACAGGCAATAGGCAGAAAAAACCTCGCCGTCAATATCGATCCTGACCGAACCTTTAATGGCGTCATCTTTTGATGTGGGTGCGCCCGACGGTGACGTTAAATCAATACGCACCAGACCGCGCGGCTCGCCAAACGCATAAATCCCCGGATAACGCAGCGGCGAGCCTGCATCACCCGAACCGCCGCCGGATGACGCCGGATTGAAGCCTTCAAGAGGAAGAAGCGCGTTACCCAGGACGGAAAGTGCCATAAGGGTGGACAGCTGCGAGGTCTGAAGGTCGTCACTTCCCGGAGTAAATCCATCCAGCGGGACCATCTGGCCGCCGAGAACCGAAATCGCGTAGAGAGTGTGCAGCCGAATATCTTCAGCCGTGTCCGGCAGCTGGGACAGTTCGTTGACGCCTTCTGCTATAACCTGCTGAGAGACCACGAGGCGCTGAAGAGTTTCACTGATAATCTGATCGGTAGTATCCAGATCATTCATTGCGCCGGACAGCAACTGCAGGGTGACAAACAGCCGTTGTATCGCCAGGCTTTGTTCGCCTGCGATCTCTGCAAACTGATAGCTGTTTTTTATCCACTTCGTCCCGTCCCAGAACCAGTAAGCACCGGTCGTGCTATCCAGCGCCAGAACGTTCGGTTTATCCGGCGTAAAGGCCAGCAGCGCCTGTTCACTGGCGAACGCCAGCACGCCGCCGTTTTCCTGATATGCGGCCAGGACATCTGCGACCTTTTCCATAATCAGGCGCCAGGAGTCGAGCGGTTCACCGCCGCGATCGGGGACGGTGGCCGCCGGCCCGTTCACCAGTTTGTCAGCGCGCTTAACATTATCCAGGAAAATTTCAGGCGTCGTCGTTCCCAAAGGCGGGTTAAGTTCGGCCATGTTTTTTGCTCCAAAAAGAGGCTTCGCGCAAACGAGGGTTTGAGCGAAAAGAGTTAATTAGGGGTTGTTATGGGGTATTACGCGACGTCGCCGGGGTATGTAGCGTCGTCGTACTGGTAGAACGATTCCAGGTATTCTTTAGCGGTAACCTGACAGGTTCCGTCTGACTGCGGGGCGATCTCCTCTACAATGGCGTCGTAGACGTGGCGCGTTGAGCCGCAGAACACCAGGCGGATCGGCTCGATGGTTGCCGACGACAGGTCAACCTTCGTCGGGTCATCAAACTCGCTCAGGTGCGGGACTGACAGCTGAAAATCACCCACCCTGCTCGCCACCATCAGCCCGGATGCAGAGCCATCCTGATAGCGGATCAGCGCACGGGGGTTTTCGAAAGACCAGTCCAGCGGCTCCGTAACGGTGAACGTTGTCACGCCACCAGCCGTTGTCATCGCCTCCACCAGACAGGAAATCGTGTTGTTACCCGGAATATCATCCGTGAGCACGATGCGATCGCCCGTGTTGTAGCACAGCGCGTCCAGCTCGGTAGTGGTCTGGAACGTCACCCGCTGCTGCACATATTTCATCAGGCGACGCATGCCGATCTGATAGGCGTGGTCCTGATTGAGTACCCCATCGAGTTTATAATTCTCGATTTTCACTGGCGTCGGATTGTCCGGCGTCCGGCATTTAACGGTCTCCTCTGCCCAGGTAGTCCCGTTGATGTACGTCACGTCGACGCCATCAAAATCATCGTCGGACGGTACGGTAAATCCGCTCTGCAGTTCCTCCACCATCTCATGCGGAGTGATCATGCCAGTCCAGGGCTTAATCCCCTCACGGTTGACCGTCGCCAGGCCATCGCTTAACAGGAAGCGGGACTTGCCAGCATTGGCTATCTTCTGCAGCATTTCCAGTGCTGAGATACTGTCGCCCGTGGCGAAATCGAAATACTCGCCCCGTGGCGTCCAGTACGCGTACTCCAGCGCGTTGATGGTGTCGGTATCCATCTCCAGGCCCAGTGAGTTCCCTACATGCAGCAGCGCCCCCGAAATGGTTCTGGCCGTTCCTGAGTCATAGGAACGCGTTGCCACAACGTTTACGCGGCGGTCTGACTGCGCCGCCAGCTTCCCGCCCGTCTCAACGGTCACCGCCATCAGCGACACGCCGGGATAGGATGAAGGGCGCGTCAGCAGTCGCCCTCGCAGTGCCTGCCAGTACATACTGTCTCGCGCGTTGTTTGAGCCCTGCTCATTGCGCCGACGGCAGCGAACTTCCACCAGCCCCGGAGAACTGAGGGTGATCCGCTCAGTGAAACCTAACCCGTTGATATTTTTCAGCGCGTACTCGCCCTGGTGACTCACCCACCCCGATCCGGAACCGTAGACGCGATACTGAATCTCCCACTCAACATGCCGGAGCCGCTTTTTCCCCTTACTGTCAAAGCCGCAAATGCCGTTCGGGAAAGAGAAATTCACCTCGAATGCATCCACCAATTCATTCTCAGGGCAAACCAGGAACGGCCCCAGCCAGCTCAGCGTGTCGTTAAGACCAGTGGCCTCATAGTCGATCATCGTCCGGGCGGAGAATCCCGGCCATGACTCATCAACGGCACCGGAAACCAGGCGCGCCACCGTCGCCGTCGTGCCGTCGGCAGAGACAATGCGGTACTCATTCCCGCGGTGAGCAAGTGAAAGCCGTTGCACCCCCTCCGGCATACCGGAAAAGGCCGTTCCCGTGGCAGAGTTATAGGCGAGTGTCACATTCGCCGTTACCGCCGGGCTGCCGCCGGTTGATGCCGTGCCGGAGGTGTAAACCGGGGCATCACCGAAAACAGCTGCAGGCAGCGAAGAGGACGTGATCTCCCCACCCGCGAACGGACTGGCCGACTCGGTTATCAGTACGGTGCCGCCGTTGTCCTGCGCAACCAGGCCGGAGCCGGTGAGTCCCTCGGTGATGGCCGCCAGCAGTCCCGACATCGAGACGTAGTTAGCCACCAGCGACACCGGGTAGGTAACCCCCTGCCAGGTGATCGTGAACGTGCTGGAGCTGGTCGAAAAATCGTAGGTGGTCGGGGCCGCACTGGCCTGGACTTTTGCCGCACTCCCCCCGGTGCCGGGCACTGCAGCCTGACCGGGGGTATATGACGCGATAAACAGATCGTAATCGACAGAGTTAAACCCCAGCGTCACCGGCATACCTACTACCGGCGCGATCTCCGTCAGCAGCGGGCTTGCGATAACGCTGTATCCGGCCGCCGTGGTGATCTGGTAGTTCGCCGGGGCTTTAAGTTCGACCACGGCGCCAGCGACCCAGCTGGGCGGCAGTGCGTTATCGTTCTCGTCATTATCGTCATCATCATCCGTATCCAGCCCCGTAAACGTCACGCTCGATCCGGAGACGGTCATGCTGTCTGCGATAATGTCGTCTGCGTCCGGCGACGTCTGGGCCATATCCAGCCCGGTGCCGGATGACGTCCCGCCCACTTCGGTGGAGTTGACCCAGTTTTCGCTGCGCTCATCACCGGAAACGTCCGCGCCTGGCGGGTAATGGGTGCTGCTGAATCCCGGTAGCGTTGAAGCTGGCGTACTGCCAACCCTGATATCGCCATTGGTATAAATCAGATCACCGACACCGAGACACAGCAGCATCTGGACGCGCATTTTCGTAGGATCGGCGGCATCAAACCGCGTAACCGGCTGCACCACATAATCAGGGTAGATACGCACCCGGCCAAACACCTCACGAATGGCATCACCGAGTTTTGCCGTATTTGCCTTTGCCGGGTTCAGGTCGAGACTCCGCCCTGTGGATGAGGTATAGCCGCCCGTATCGATGTTGCTCATCATAAAAAGCGAATAGGCTGCAGCGGCAACGGAGATACCGACGCCGATCCACGCGATTGTGGCGGCCTCCAGCCCGAAGGGAACCGGATAAAGCCTGACATCACTATCAGGGCGAATCACACACTTAGCCCACTCGCCTGGCGGAATTAACAACCCCTCAACCTCAACGGTCAGCGGTGGGACATCCCGATCCTCGTAGCCTTCAACATTTGCCACCAGCCAGCTGCGAATACTGGTTACACCATGCTCATGCGTTTCGAGTGGTTCACCGGGAAGCCGGGACGGGTAAAAACGAATGGTCATTGCCAGAACTCCACTTTGACAAATCGGCGCTTAAACCGCGGCAACGGCAGAAAGGTGACGTTCGTACCCGGGTTGCATTCCGCCACATGCAACAGACCACCGATACTGACCACGATCCCTACGTGGGTGACAGTCGACCCGGAATAACAGGCCACCCCGGCCCCTTCGCAGGGTTCGCAGCGCTCAAGGGTAAGCATCATCCTGCGCGCTTCCCGGTCGAGGCCGCCGTCGTCTTTGGTGACCCCTGCAAAATCGGGCCAGACGGGTAAATTCAGGTCGCGGCGTATCTCGTTCACAATGCCGAAACAGTCGAGTTGCGGGTATACGCGCCCGCCCTTCAGCCAGGTGACTGAACGGTATTTATCAGGGTTAAACATTGGGATTCCTTAGCTGATATAACGCAGTCCGGGGAATACAGGGAGCGTGTAGCGGTAACGCGGCCAGGCCATATCCAGGACATTCATATAGCCCGCAGTGATCTGCACCTCTGTAGCCGTCCAGTAACCCGACTTGATTTTCAGCGTATACGGCACTTCCGCAGGGGCCGCTAAATCCGTGGAGATATAACGCCGGTACGTCAGAAATGCAGACAGACGGTTAGCCAGCGCATTGCGGATCGCCGTGGACACAACACCATCGATATTGCACAAGGCAAATTTGAGGTCCTGCGTGCCGTCCGCATTACGCGCCGGCAGCGCAATGTCTACCGCACAGGCGGAAAACGTTACGGTATCGCCGTTCTCCGTCGTTGCCGTAATATCCTCGTAGCCCTGGCACAGGTAATGGACATTAGAACCAATGGTGATCTGCAGCGTTTCAATGATCACCTCCGGGCCGCTGCTGGCGTAGAGGCGTTTAATCTGCGTCATGCTTCGGCCACTCCTTATTCAGGGCAATATCAAGCAACGAACTTCCGACTATCCATTCCGGGTAATTACCCCATGGGGCAGGAGCAAGGGGGCGTTCCCATAATTCAAGCGTCGCCGTGTACTTCCAGTAAATCGGGGCCACCAGCACTGGTCCCTGATAAATATCTGTGAAGCGGCATTTGTAAAACTTAATGCCTGCCGGCGTCTGCAACTTCATCATGAACCATGCAGCCCCGTCAGATAACGCATCACGGAACCAGGACTCAAACGCCAGGCCCTGCGCATCGGTTTCCATAAACCAGGTGATGCTGGCCTGCGTCGGTGTGGACATAAAAGCTCGCCTTTGCCTCGCGCGACCGGTGGTTAACTGGGTTCGTTTTAACGGGCTTACAGGCTGAAATCCGTATTCTTCCTGTAATGGCATAGGGAGGCTGTCATGTGGGTAGTAGATATCAGTCATGCAGTCTCCCGGTAAAGTATCTCGAATAAAATTTCACCATTAACCTCAGGAGGATATTCATTTCAGAATAAAGCACGATGGAATCGAAGAAATCTCTGATTTTTTGGTTCAGATTAACGAAGATAAAAATCTTATTGAATCGACACAAACACACAAGGCGATATATTTATCAGCTCATCTTAAGAGCTAAAAGAAATCAGAAAAAACAGCATTATCAATATATTAATTTTATTGACTTTAATGTGAGCTTACATTGTTTCGGCACAGCCCCATATCAAAATAAAAAAGGGCGACGTGCCGACAGGAAATATACGTCAATGTGACTGCTTGTTTAAAAGCAACTCCTGAAGAAGAAGCGCAATAGAAACAAAGATCAAAACCCCACAAAAAACAATTTTTGCAAAATCATAGTTAAACACGGTTGTAAGCGTATCATTATTATATAAGTGATTATGCCTATAGGAATAAGTTGTGTAAATCTCATCACATATTTCAAGAGTTCCACCAACTATCAAAACAAGCCAAAGAAATGAAAACTTCACTCGGACCTCCTTACGTTTACGTCTCCTATTGAAGATAAGCCCGCCAATAAAAAGAGGAATCATAAAAGCTATAAAGTCTTTAAATGTAAATGTTAACAACGCTTCCATTAATAAGATCCTTGTGTTTTCTTGCACCTACTCAGATTGCTAGACTTACCTACCTAATCAAGTCTCAGCTAATGCAGTTTAGCTTACCTAGGACCGTGTCGTGTATAGTTTCCTTTTAGAGCGTTGCCAAAAGCCCCTTGTGGCATGGTAACCTCCTTTGTGAGTTCACCTTTTAACTGCCTGGAAAGCAGTCGATTATTCTGATTGAGTGTAGCGCTCAACTGCTCCGGAGTAATACCCTGGAGATGAAACTCCTGATTAATCGGCGCGTGTACAGTTGTTTGCCTACGGTTATCGCTGTTAACGTTCTGAACACCAGTACCAAACCCTGTACGCCCCAGAGTTGCATCAAGCGGTTTGCCATTTCGAAGTGCCTCAAGCTGAGACACGCCGATCCGGTTCGTTGATGCCTGGTCGAAGACGTACTCTCCTTTGTGAACAATACCCGCTGGCTGATACTTACCACCGGGGCCGGTGTAACCGCCGGAGGCGAATCCAACTCCTGAAACAGCCTGGATATTTGAGACGATACTGGCGGTCTGCGCAGCGATTGAGGCCATAGCGATGATGTTGGCCGGATAAGGCGCGCTAACTGCACCGCTTGCTATAGCCTGCTGGATTTTCACCATTGAGTCCGCGATAGCGAATGCCTTGCTCGCAGCAAAAGCGACCTTGTAGATTGCCGATTGCTCACCAAACCCCGTTCGCATGATGTCGGCGGTACTGTCAAACAAGGACTGCGTGGCCGCAGATATGATGGTGTTTTTCTGAGCCTCTATGACCTGATTTGCATCCGCTGCACGCTGACGAATCGAGGTCATTCTGGCCTCACCCTCGGCAGTTATTTCGCCGGCCTTCGCATAAGCTTCCTCCTGAGCTGCCAGCCAGCGCTGGAGCTCTTGCTGAGCCAGGTCATATTCGTTGATTTGCCCCTGCATCCCCTCAAAAGTTCCAGAGAGTCGCCCTCCTGTGGGTGTCAGGTTTCCTACAACATTACGAACCGTCGAGGGCAGTTGCATATCGGTATTTTGATAAATATCTGCCCGCGTTTTTTCATATTCACCGGGTTTGAGTTGCCCGGTTGCTTTGGCCTTCTCCAGTAGTTCAAGGCGGGTTTTAAGCAGATCGTTGGTCCGCTCATCCTTCGTCTTTACCTGTTCCTGCATCTTCCGGTAATCGTCCAGGGTTTTTACGGAGTTTTGCAGTGCCTCCTGCTGCTTATACGCCTGGAGGATTTCATCTGAACGGGAAAGGATCGATTTCTGGTCAGCGGTGAGCTGCGTTTTAGACTTGAGGTCAGTAATTTGCTGTTCGAACTTAACCCGCGCCTGAGTTGCGCTGTTAAGCTTGTCACTGGCGTCAAGCTGGGACTGCATGGCAGCGGTCTGCTGGTTTATCTGATCAAGCAACCTGGTTGCTGCGTCCTCGGTATATGCTTTACCCTTTGGCGTCTTGGGTGGTTTCGGATCTTTGTACATCTCGTTAATGCGAGAAACATTTTTTGCATATTGCTCTGCAGTAATTGCACCAGCCTTCAGGAATTCGCTTTGCTGCTTAATAGCTTTATTGCGCTTATCCGCATTGCTCAGATATTGCTGGTTAACGCGATCTGCTTCCTGCTGCGTTTTAATTCTTCGCTGTTCGGCTTCCTTAGCCTTCGCCTGTCCTTTGGTTACATCCCCCTGAAGATTGGCAACTGATTCGAGCAAATCTCTCTGTTTTATCATCTCCGGGAGGTTGGTAAACCTCGCGCTAAAACTGTTCCAGAACCCACCATCTTTTTGCCCTTTTTGGGCTTCAGCAATATTTTCGTTTAAGGTGGCAAGTTTATCCGTTAGTGTTTGTTCACGCCCAATATTGAGCATCGCATCCCAGGCGCCTTTGGCCGTTTTACCCAGCGAGTCCCATGCACTTTCAAGAAGACCAAGATTCTGATGAATATCATTCGCACGCTGCTGCATGGCATTGGCGTAAGCATCAGTAGCCACCCGTGCAGCATCCTGCTGATTACCTTCATCCTGTAGCGCTTTAATCTGGTTGTAGGTTGCCAGTGTCAGAAAGTGGTACTGGTCGTTAAGTTTGGTAATGGCCGCAACCGGGTCAGCAGTAATGTCGTTGAAATCACCAACCAGCTTATCGGTAGCAATGCCCGTCGCCTCGCTGGTCTTAACAATGGCGGTTGTCACGCGCTCCAATGAGTCGCCAGCTACTTTACCGGATAACACCAACTGATTCAGCGTTGAAGCTGCTGCACCGGTTGTGGAGTTAGCTGCGACCGATACACGGGCCGCCATATCTGCCAGTTGACCGGAAGTTTTGCCTACCAGATTACCAGTGAGAACGAGAGACTTATAAAATTCGTCCTGCTCCTGAGTGCCTTTGTAATAGGCCAGACCAAGAAATCCGACCGCCGCAGCTGCAAGAGTTAAAGGGTTAACCAACCCCATAACATAGGTGCCCACACCCTTAATTGCCGGACCAATACCACCAAACATATCTTTTAACTGCCCGCCCTGCTGCATCAGCACCATAAACGGAGACTGACCGGTGGATAAGCCGACAACAATATCTGTCATCTGAGCCGGGATCATGCGCATGGCATAGGCGGTCTGGGCGGCGGATTGGCCGGTTTTACCAAGGTCGTCGCGAAATCCTGTTAGCCTGTTTCGTGTTTCCTCGATTTTCTTTGAATAAAGATCGAATGTATCGGTATCTACCATCCCCTTTGATTTGAATTTTGCAAGATCTTGCTGCTGTTTATCCAGTTTGTTCAGGGCGGCGTTTACCGGGTCGATGCGATCTAAGAGTTCAGAAAGAGACTGTTTTTCTTCATCAGTGGCCTTTGTCACCTTCACTGCGCTGGTGGCAGCACGTTCACCTGCCTGCGTCATTTTTACCAGTGCAGTTGCGAGATTATCAGCCTGTTTTTCTGCCCCGGAGCTATCAATAACAATGGCCAGGCGGGAGGTTTGTTCAGTCATTTGGCGATCTCCGGGCAATAAAAAACCCCGCCGTAGCGAGGTTTTTTTTACGAACACAATATGTTGATAGTTATATTATCGAAACGGGTTCACTGGTAATACTCAGGTCTGTTCAATATCACTTCCACAGTGTTTACATTTAATGGCCTCTTTGCGGATAGGCTCGGCGCAGAAAGGACATTTTTTATACTCACCAGACTCACCATTAAGCACTGCTCGGCGTTCAGATGTAGACGATGATAAGACAATAAGAAGACCAAGAATCGGCGCAATAAATGCAGTAAAACCAGCGATAACGCCGTTTCCATTTGTGATATTTGATGCTAAAACGACCAAGCCGAAGCCTATAGCGCACATACCAATAAGGTAAAGGAACGCAATACCTAACCCATTTCGTTTTGCAGCAATAACTGCTACAACAATAACTGCTAGCCCAAAAAGCATAAAACCTAAAAGAGGTTCCACATCCCCATCCCCATCCCCATCATTAACATTTGCACACAGGTTAGCACAGGTATAGATGGAGACAATGATATGACTACTTCACTTTTGCCTGTCTTTTCTGATCTTCGGCCCACTCAGCCCTCCAGGCATCATCAAGAGCCAGTATCGCTGCGTCAAACTCAATGCGGTCGATCAGGATGGTGCGCGATGCCAGGTAAAGCTCGATATCATTCAGGGATAGAGGGAGCGGCACTCCAGCCATGCCTGCATACTTCCTGCCGCGCGATATCATGGCGTAAGCGTTGAGGATCTCCCCAGTGACTGCATCGATTTCAGGCTCTGGAATGGGCGGGAGATTTAGCTTCTCCCTGCGCCACTTTGCTTTCTCGCCCTGTTCGCCAGCGAATTCCTTTAGCCACTTTTGGGCCTCTATGGCTTTTTTACGGTTTCCTGAGTCTGCTGCTCCTTACCCTGAGCAATATTCGCCGCCTCAGCCAGAATAAGCCAGTACAGAGAGGGGTTTTGCTTCAGTAACGCAACACCACGCTCCGGTGTATACGCTACGGCCGTCTCCGTACCATCCACCAGCTCCCCCACGCCTTCCCAGTCTTTCAGAAGAAAGCGCGCGCAATTGTCGATGAGAAGATCATCAACCGAGTCAATCTCGCCCACACTGGCGAGATCGAAAGCATCCGTACCGACCTGGTAGCTCGCGTCCATTTTGTCGATATGGCGCCGCACCAGCGCATTGCGTGAGCGGTATTGTGGATTCTCGCTACTGGCCACCAGCAGACGGAGTTTAAATAGCGCCTCGTCTTCCGGCGTGAATTTCTTTTTACTTCCTGCTGGCTTTTTGTAAGGGAAAAACCAGCGTTCTCCGTTCAAATCAATTTGAGAAGAAATAATCAGCATAAAGACTCCCAAAAAAGCCCGATCCGCGATGACTGCAGAACGGGCCAGGTAAATTAAGGCTCGGTAACGGTGATTTCAGACGTTGCGGTAAAGGTGCGGGCCTTACCAGTGATGATTGCAGTACCGGCTGAGTTACGCGTGACCTTCGCTGTTTTCTGCCCGGTAGAAACCACACTGGCGATAGTCGGATCCGATGACGTCCACTGGACGGTATCAGTTGAATCAGCTGGCGTAAGCGTGGCGGTTAACGTCACTGTAGATCCCACGGCCCCAGTTGAAGTGGCTGGCGCAACACTGATTGCCGTCGCCGGCACTTTAGGCACGCGCATAATCGTCGGCGGAGTATTGGCCGCGGTGATATCCAGCTGAACCTGAACAATGTCAGTGCTCCCCGCATCCGGCCAGTCGCCGGAGATCTGCACTTCCGGGAAATCGAAGGTATAGGAGCCTTCAGCATTCTCCAGGGAGAAGCTAAACGGCACCGTTTCGCCGGTGAACGTTTTTTTGTAAACCTCCCAGGCAGCTTTTGACCATGACAGCGTGATTTGACCTGACGGGGTAAAGGTTGTAGGAATGTTTGCGCCGGCGAACGCCGAACCGGTACCGATGCAGCGCTGGGTCTGCATATTGTTGTCGAACTGAATGTTAAAGGTGTCGACGCAGAAGCCTGTCCCGCCATCAACACCATTTAGCCGGATGTTGGTGACCTCTTTGAAGGAGTAACGCAGCGCCCCCGCTAAATCCACCGGCGCGGTGAAATAGCTGGTATCGTCCCCCTTCGTCTCCCAGTCCAGCCCTGCAAACGTAATGGTTGCAGTGATATCACCATCGGACGGGATTTCCATCTGGAAGGTGCCAACCTGGCAACCGCGGGCAATCTGGGCGATCCCCACATCACTGGCAAAAGTCGCCACGGAGAACGTAATGCGACCATTACCCATCGTCAGCACGTTATTTACCCATTCGGAACCGAAGCAGCTGGCAAGAAAATCATCATGCTGGTTCCAGCGAAACCGCGTGCCGACATCGCCGCCGACATCCACTGTGCCGCGTGAAACACCCTGCGCCATGCGGTCACCAGCGATTTCGTCATTGTCATTGGTGTTCTGCGTTGGTTTCAGACCAAATGAAGAACGACGCAGCAAGTTCCACGCCCCTGCTGTTGGCGTGATTCCTGGCGTTATCTCGCGAATAAACGCGGCTACTACTTTTGCACCTGAGCTCACAGGAGCCTCCTGTTTTTTGTGCGCTACAGAGCGCGATAAGGAATTTGAAGATTGAGCTGTAACCAGCCATCGGTCTCACCCGCCGGCACAGCAGAAACAGCGAAATAACTCAGCTTTCCGTCGTCCTTAAACTCGAATAGCTCCGTTAGCTGATCGGCCGTTCGGGAGATAAGCAACGTCCCGGAACCGACCGGAACAAACAGCTGAATGATGAGTAAGCCCGTCCTGTGGACGACCGGCCCGTCCCCGATCTCGGTTGCGCCAGCCTGCCCAGCAATGTTGGTTAGTCGGGCCCAGATATCGCGGTTACTGGGGTCAAATACCGGGCCATTGGGATAATCCACCGCATCAGAGGCAATAGCGGTCTGTGCCGCCATTCGGGAAATGACAGCGTTTCTGATTTCTGTAAGGGTCATTTGTAGGCCTGAATAACACCATTAAACGAGACGGCATAGACGCCTGTCGGCGCCTGTGTTGAGTGGCCATTCTCCAGAGGCACGGAGTAAGGCAGGTTCGACTGGATGTAAATCACCGAGTAGGCTGGCGCCTGGTCAATGATATTTTTGCCATTAAGAAACGTCATTGTCCCGCGCGGATCCGGTTCGGTCGGGACGGAATGATTAGGTTCGCCGATGCTGACGAAATGCGATGCCCTGAAGGTTCCTGCGCGATACTCAGCCGGCCGCCTGATATCCATGCTGTCATTAACACGGACTTTCTTTCTGAGACGGCCTGTCTTTGTCAGGTTGGCAGGATCGGCATAAAGAGATTCGTTCCATTCCCCAACAGCTTTGTTGTACTGAACCGCGGTCGCGTTAATGGCCCACAGCTCCGGGTTTCCTACCGGCGACCGCTGAACGATTTCATTCAGCAGTTGAATGGCGATTGTCCGCTGGCGTAGTTTGACATCTTCTGCCACCAGCCCGGCGAATGCCGCCGGGTCAATGTTCCAGCCCTTAGCCATATCACGCCCTCCGCAGTTGAATGGAGTACGCAGCGCCAGCAGAGTCGGCAGAAGCGGTGATGACCTCGTAGCGCTGAAGCTCACCCGTAACCGGATCCGGTGCGGTGATGATATGCCCGACCGCCGGCTTATCAGTCACCTCGTTAACCAGGGCGGTTAGCTTCACATCACCATGCAGAATGTTAACGCCATCGATACGGCGCAGCTTATAGCGCGCCAGCACTCCACGCCCCGAGTAAGTCACCTGCGTTTCAGTGCCGGTTTCCGTCACCGGGTCCCAGGCACCCCGAACGGTATATGACCCAGTGAAATCCTTAACGGCATCCTGCAGGTCGGTATCGAATGCCGCGGCGACTTCAGTTTGGAGTTCGTCACGGATACCCACGGTCTACCTCCTCTATGCCTTTTTCACCAAAACGCTGAAGCGGTATATTGTTAGAAACATATCCGCCAGTAAAAAGGACCAGGACGTTACCACGCAGTTTTCTGGTATAGATTTCGCCATTGCGCTTAACCCGCAGCGGGAGCGGAGCAAACTCTACAACACCCTTGGTCGGGTTTGCGTAAACGACATGTCTGATCGGGTTTCCATTCACAAACACATCGCGTGGACCGAGTCCGTCGCCGGCATAATGCACATATGGATTTTGCATGTTACCCCCTTACCGCCGCTCAATATGAGCATGGATAAAGTCGGTTTTAAGCGACTCCATAGCGCCAACCATCACATAGGGACGTCCACCGTTATGCCAGCAATCAATCGCGTTACCCTCATCATCAAGCAGTATCACTGCGACACTGTGGCAGCCGCCGTTTTCGGCTCTCTCCAGAGCCTGTTTCAGCAGGCGAATAACCTGGTCGTTATCGAGGTTGTGATGGCTGGGCTTTTGAAATGGGACCACCTTCAAATCGGACATATCACGCCCTCACAAAGAACGTCTGGAAAGGGTTAATCATCCACGGTTTGAGCATATCCAGCGCCAGCTGCAAATCAGGATCGAGTAATTCAGTGCTGGTGGTTGAAAGCTCGGCAAAAGTGCGGGAAACCTTCACATCGTCGGCCTCAACGCTTTTGCTCGTCACCACGCCGGAATCTGTTTTTTGTTGATACAGATTGCCTGCAGCGGCTACGGAAGCGATAAACGCTCCGGCCAGCTTAACTTCTTCGGGGATATCCTCCGGCTCGATATCCTGAAGGCTAAGCGCCGTCATCCAGGTATTTGCCTGTAGCACGGCTTTACCCTTTTTGTCGGCGGCAGCCCAGGTATCCCCCAGCAACTCGTCAACGTCCTGGATTGTTATATAAACGGTCATCGGATCCTCACCAAAAGAAACGGGGCTTTCGCCCCGTCAGTTAACCACCCGCTGGAGCAGTGAACGCGATCGCTTCAGTTGTTTTCACCACGCCGTCAACGGTAGCCGTCACCGTGAAGGAGCCGGCCGTAGCAGAGGTGAGTTTCACCGTCGAGCCACCAGCAGACCCTGTCTGTGACGTCGAAGCACTGAGTGTGCCGCCTGTAGACGTCCACGCCACAGATGCCCCGGAGACTCCTGCACCATTTCTGGTGTACTTGAGCGAAACGGTCACCGCGTCGGTACTGTCAGCAGTTGCGGAAGTTTTATCCACTGACAGGGTTACTCCCCCGCAGGGGCTTCCAACTTAATCAGTACGCCTGCAGTGGATTTGTTACTGGTGAAATGTTTCTTCCAGTTCGCGCCAGTGCCGATTTTGGTCAGGTCAGGGTTAGCGCCCTTCGTCTCATCCCAGCTGTAACCCAGCAGTTCAACGTTAACTGTGCCCTCTGCGCGATAGCCAATGGCAAGGTTTTCCTGGTTGTTGATATCGTAGGAACGGAAGCCCGGAGCCTGAGATTCCGTTACAGATACCGCACCAGCCACCAGACCAAGAATCGCGTCAACCGGCATGGTGTCAGTTACCAGCACCGGTTTACCCAGCGTACCTGGCTGTCCGCCATAAACAACCACGCCAGCTTCTTCGTAAATTTTGTTGTCGATAGCCTGATCAACAATGTCGAAATAGGTCGTGGAATGCATAACGAACAGCGCAACACGGTTAAATTTATCGCCGTATTTACGCAGGCCACGGGTCAGCGTTTTCTTACCATCAGTGGCAATATCTGCGGATACCGTCATGTCAGCATTTGCGCCAATGGCTGCAACAAGACCCTGTAGGGCATACTTGATATAACCTTCAAGCGTTGCATCAGCGACGTCGACGCCGATCACCTCGGAGAATTCGCTAACGTCGCGACCCCGACGTTTAAACGCCTCCTCCGTGGTTTCATACGGGCCGTATTTCCACGGCGCCTTAACGCTGACAGATTCACCGGCACCGATTTTTTTACCCGTTACCGGGTCGGTGGAGTTAACGTTGCGCGATTCGATAGAACCACCAACTTTATAGAAGGTGCGCTTGCGAAAATCACCCTCGATCAGTTCGTTGTCGAGAATGATTGCGCCGTTTGAAGCGGCGTTGAAGACTTCCAGATTATCCTGGCGACGCTCAAGAAACGCAGTCTGCGCGAGGTCGTCATAGATAATCAGGTCACTGTTTACGGTCGTAGGCATTGATTAGTCCTTACTTAGGCAATTTGAGATAGGCCTGCTGGCCATGTTTGCGGATGTAGTCCGCTTTGTCGCTTGAGCTCATTTCTGAACGTTTCAGACTACCGCCCCCGCCACCGGGTTTATGACCACCAGCCCCGGAGCCTTCGGCGCGCGGGAACAGGTGCGGGGCCGTCTCTTTCAGAGATTCAGCCCACTCAACCGGGGTGAGCGGAGTTTTGCCGTCTTTACCGAACAGAACATCGCCATTTGCATCAACTGCTACGGCCTCGCCTTCGTCGTTGAGCTGGAATGTGCCTTTAGCACGAAGAATCAGATCGTCGGATGCTTCTGGCAGCGCGCCAGCCTTAAGCGCTGCGCTGCGGATAGCATCACCCAGGACACGATCACGGAATTTGTTGGAGAACGCTTCCGCCTTTTCAGCGCGTTCATTAGCGGCTTTGATTTGCTTATCAACATCAGCACGTAGCCGCTCAGTGCGTTTATCCAGTACCTCGTCAATTTTCCCGGCGGCGATCAGTTGCGCCTCTTCATCATCAGAGAAACGCTGGAGAATAGTTTTCACCGCGTCAGGATCGATACCTTCAAAACGCTTAAGCGACTCAGTGGACTCTTTGAGCTTACCAAGCAGCTCGCTATTTTTATTTTTCAGGCCAGAAACCTGAGCGCTGACTTGCTCATCGATCAACTTCTGGATTTCCGGCGTAATCTCAGGCGCTCCGCCGCCGGAACCGCCACCTTCACCACCTTCGCTGCCAGCTGCCGAATAATATTTAATGAGCATGTTACGAATAAGCATGTTGTCCCCTTGGGATAGTTACTGTGGGCCTGGCCCAATAAAAAAGGCCGCCCGAAGGCAGCCTGATTGAATAAGATATGTTGGTTAAAGCCTGGCGTTTCTGAATGCCTGCTCATCCTTTGAGCGCAACTGGTCCAGCGTCAGCCACTCGCCCCTGTCGTTGTAGAACTCATCGGGAGACATGCCGCCATCACGAATCAGCCTGGCGCGCGTTTCTCCGACAATCTCAGCTTGTCGCGTGAACGACTGCCGGGAGAACCAGTCCTGGTAATTCGTGTCAGCCGGAACCTGTCCATCCATGCTGGCGCGCGAGCTATCCTTGATTTCGCCGACTTTAATACCCAATTCCTCGGACGATTTCAGGATGTAAGTTTCGGTGCTCCGACAGCAAAAGTGGATTTTCCCTGGTCCCTGCAAATAAGGCACCTTGTGCCCTATCGGTTTGTTATCCAGCGTGTACTTGAGTCGGTCGCGGATCCGACAATCCTTTGATGTCCGGTTATCCAAAGTAGATAACCACTGCTTACCCTTCAGAATGTCGTCGTTCGCCGACGCAAAGCTTTGTCTGGCTGTCGATGCAAGATGCCCTACTGCCGTTTTTGCAATGCTGGCTGCATTGGCCCGGCTCATCTGCAGCGCGCCGTCCTGGTAACCACGATTAGCATGGCCACGGACCTTTTTTGCGATTTGCTCCTGCGTATCGCCCAGCAGGAATCCCTGCCGCACCGTATTGGATATGCGCGCCATCCGATCAGCTTCGAGGTTGCTGGCCCATTCACTCAGCAAACGTCCCTGGAATGGACGCCCCATCGCCGCGGCATAAACCGCATCCGGGGAGATGCCCACCAGCGGATGAAGAGCAAGAACATCGTCGGGAATAGCAAACTGGAAGAGGCTCATCTGAAAAGTGGCTTCGTGCTTTGCCAGTTCCTGCAACTCGGCAGTAAGAGCTGCATACATCGACTGAATCGCATCCTTGTTTATTGCCCTGACGCTTACCAGTAACGCTTCCAGCCTAGAAACGGTAAAGCTCTCGGCGTCCAGCGTATCAATAGCCACCAGCAACCTTGCGGTAAGTTCGGCGTCGCTGTCATTCAGGACTTTTATCATCCTGTTGGCAACGCCGGTACTGTAGCGACTCACCCATATAGCGTGGGCTATGGATTCATCCTGCAGTTTGTCATTCGCCGTTGCCATTATTGCCACCAATCAGGTTAGGCGCGCCGTTACGAATAGCGTCAATGACAGTTTCAGGGTCATCAGCGGGATCTATCAGGTCAAGCCTCTGCAACGCTCTGACCATATCCGTGTCGCGAATCGCACCGTACTGCCAGGCATTGACGATTGCCGTTACCATGCCGGATTCTGCGACTTTGGCGATAAACTCCTGATTGATGCTGTAACGATATTCCTCGCCTTTTATGCCGAGATATCTGGCGCACCAGCCGAGCGCCAGCGTATAGGCCTCCGAGACATTGGAAACGCAAATGCCGAGCACCGATGTGGATGCGGTTTGCTCGCCGCTGGATTGCGTGGCGGTTTTAACCGCGCCGTTCTGCTCGATAAGCCGGGCGCCAAGCTGAACAGAATAATCACGCTTACTGTCCATCGCCTCTTTAGCCAGGGTGTTTGGTTGCGCCTGAGCATAGGTAAAACTCCCCTCCTTCGGCAGCAGGAATGGAGAACGAGAACCGACACGAATTCCCTTATCCTGCAGCCAGTCACGCCAGGCGGTATCAAGACCGGAAATCACCGGCTGAACCTGACCGCAGAAAAATACGCTGTCTTCGTAATCTGCCGAATTACGATAATGGCCAAGGTTAATTTCAACGAGGGCGGCTAAAGGCGACTCGTCGATGGTGGGATCATTATTCTGCGCACCAACGAAGGTAAAGGGGATCTCATCCCAGAAATCCTCACCTTTTGGCTTAGGATGATACTCGGAAGTGACGGAAAAAGAGCCTGCGTCAGCTGACTTTCGCCATACCCGGCAGACAAACTTTCCGTTCTCCAGAGCCAGTTCGCGATACTGGATTTCATCCTCGTACGCAAAACCATCTTCCTTTTCCATGCATTCGCGTAAAACCACCAGCACCAGTTGATCACGCCCATTGATGCGTTTGGTGCGCCAGTTAATGATGCTTTCCGCCTGATAACGAAGGATGATCGCCTCGTCGGTCTCAGCTGCATAATCCGTATAAAGCCCCTCGCGCGCGGCCTCCAGAATATTTTCTGTAACCTGCTGGGACTGCTGATAAATGCTGGCACCAGCACCATCGGCGTTGTCACGAAGATAATTCAGTTTATCCGGCGCGGTCATGGTCGGGTCTTTTCTGAATGCCAGCCCCAGTAGACCCACTTTTGTATTGCCCGTTATCGCGTAGAAAACGGCGCGCTGAATGTAATCAGCATTGCGCTTTTTATTGCGTGCAGACTTATCGGACGGATCCAGAAAAGGGAGGTATTCATTCCCGGCGGCCTTTACAGCATCAGCCCCTTTGCACACGTCACGAATTTTTTTCCACACGGGCATTGCCGCCCTGACCTCAGGGCGAACGTAAGTAATATCGTTATTGGCCATCAGAATGTCGTGTCCAGTGAAATAGAGAATGCAGGTCGAACGATTGGGAATTGCTTCACAATGAAGTAACCGGCAGCATCGTTGGGGTGATCGTTATCGCTCTTTTTATCCGGCTCGCCATTTTTATCCCACACCTGTTGTTCCAGGCAGTCGGCATAGACCGGGCAACGGGCCACATTCACCTTGTACCGGCGATCGCCATTACCATTGCAGAACATGGCGTTCATGGAGTTAATGCGGTCCTTTACCGGCGGGTTAGCATCATCAACGATGACGTTAAATCCGGCCTGCCGGAGCTGCTCAATATCTGTTTTGCTGGCGTTGTTTGACTTCCTGGAATCACCAGAGGCATCCGGGTAAATATAAATCTCGCGGACCTTGCGGTAGTCACCGTCGGCATACAGCCAGAAACGTTCCTTGATGATGCGTATCATGTCGGGCGTATCGTAAGCGTTGATAATCTCTGTTACCGCGTGTGGTAAGCCGAGCCGCAATACATGGACGATCCCTGCCATCTTCCCGACGTTGAAATCCATCCCGATATACAGCGCTTCACCTGGCTGCTCTTCCTCACTGGAATTATTCAGCACCCTGTCGAACTGATGATAAATGGTGCCGCTGGTCAGGTTAGTAAACTGGCCATTCAGATATGCCTTGATCAATTCCGGCGGGTAACTCGCCAGGAGCGAAGGAATATAGTCATCCGGCAGGTTCTTTTCGTTGTCGAATGTCGAAGCCTGTACCAGACCATACATCGACCTCAGTTCAGGCTTTTCCCTCACAGCCTTAACAAACTGGTTATAGACGAACTTAAATCCTTCAGGTGTGGTGGTCGCGTCAATGCCATTACGCAGACCATCAACCTTATAACGCATACGCGCGATTATTTTTCGCCACGCCTGACGCGCCTTATCCGCTTTCAGAACGTCGAGTTCATCCACCAGCGCATTGCCGATTTTAAAGCCTACTATCGTGTCGGGCTTTTCCATCGACCGACAAATTGTCGTGCCGCGGTACTGGCGCCCACTGTAGAAATGGACCTCTTTGTTGCTTTCAACGATTTTGACTTTCAGTCCCCAGTCGTGAGCAACTTCTTCCACCGTGGGGTAGAAAATATCGCGGATCTGAGGATAAGTCGGGGCAAAGTAGCCCTGGTTTATTTTGGGGAACTCCCAGAACCCTTTGCATATTCCACCGCAGCCAACCCATGTCTTTCCGGATCCAAAACCAGCTACATAGGCTTTGAACTTCTGCTGCATAGCCAGAAAACGAGCCTGGGGAACGTTAAGCGTCGGAGCTATCGCCATCCTCTTCCCTCACTCGCGCATCGACTACGTTGATATTGATCGCAACTGGCGTTGGTTCGTCATCTTCCGGGTCAGCGGCCAGCTCTTTACGGAGCTTGTCGATCTCCAGCTGCCGGCGCTCGATTTCAATCTGCTGTAGACGCTGGGTGAACTCACTGTCAGCCAGGCCGAGACGTTTCATCACCGCCTCGTACATTCGCTCGCGGCTGATAGCGGTTATCTCCACGCCATTCTTCCCGAGCTTAACGCCGGAATAGGCAAGCGCAGCATCAGGCGCCAGCTTGCGCGTATCGGCGAAGAATGGCTGGCCGACGCCATCACCATTGCAGCGAGGACATTCCGGGTTAGGTGCGCTGGTGTGGTTGTAACCGTAGCCGCCATCATCCAAAGGCTCTCGACGTTTACGCTCAAGCGCTTCAAGCCGCTTCTCTTCGTACTCCACCGCATCGCGCCATTGATACTGGTGACCGAAGCCCCAGCAGTAGCGGCAGCTCCCGCGGCGATACTGAGAAAGTTGGTTGGCGTCGAATGTTGCCAGCCGCCACATCTGCTCAAGCACTTCATCAGCGCTGCCAAGCGTGCGCACAATGGATGCTTTCTGCTGCTGCGCAATGGCCTGCGCAACTGAAGTTTTCTGAAGCAGCTGATAGCCAATTTGTTCAGCAGTCTTCTTGCTGTACCCGGCACGGATAGCGGCCTGCGTGGCGTTGTGGTCCTTCAGGTATTCTGCGACAAATAAACGCTGTTGATGGGTGAGTCCATCATCTTCCACCAGCTCTTCTGCGCACTTTTCCTTTTGCGCAGTGCGCAATTTCTTCTGCGCAGGTTTTTGCGCAGTTTGCGCAGTGGGTTTCTTGATGTATCGGCGGGCAGTAGCGTAATTCAGTCCCTGCGCTTCACACCAATCCTTCGGTGATACGCCGGTTGCGGCATGATCGGACAGGAACCGTTGCTGAAGCTCGCCCCAGTCCGGTTTTGCCATGGATTATTCCTATTTAACGTGAAGGAGAAAAAGGAATTACTGATTCTCCATAAAATATTCACTTTTATGTTTTGGAATTAAGGCTCTTTAGTTCAGGAGTTATTATGAAAAGAATTATGCTTGTTGTTTTTGTTATCTGTGGTGCGCTGTCTCTTTCAGGATGCATTTTGCCTCCGGGAGGCCCGGACGGCGGACATGGTGGTGGTCCTGGCGGCGGGTTCTCACATGGTCCGGGTTTGCGTTAATAACAGAAGGCCCTTTTCAGGGCCTATTCGTATCAGTTGGTATCAGTCGATACCTCCTTTCCTGAACGAAAACAATACTTCCATAGGCACCAACTGTAATGCCTTAGCTGGCCTGCTCAGCTGCGGTATCAAACAGCGCCAGCGCTTCGGTCGCTTCCTGAATCGCTTTACGGGTCTTCGAGACAATCTCACTTTCAGTGAAGACGCGATCGAAAGAGTCAGCGAATAGCTCAGCTTTCAAATTGCTATCACCAACCCAGTCAATGGCCAGCTTGGCCGCTGCGGTGTCGTAGTTAACTTTCTTGATGATATCCAGGCGGATTTGCTCGGATGTGGTGATCTCTGACATGTCTTACCTCTGTGCGATGTGGGAAATATTATAGAAACCACTCGGCAGAATAGCTTCTGTAATGCTTTCCCACTATCCGAGGGAGTCACTCTTATGCCCTTGAATTGCTGTCAACCGTCATTGCGGTGCTTGTCGCAGCAGCCTGAGCGGTCCGTAATTATGCTTGCACATCCGCGCTTACGACATGCGGGGGAATTAACGGTGGCATTGGTTACTACTTAGCATTCGAGGCGCAATAAAAAGCCCCGCACAAACGGGGCTGTAGATTCAGATAAATGGTTTGGCTACTGGTAGCTATCTGCAAAATGCCCTTCGATCTGAGATCTGACATCAACAGCTTCGTCTAACTTTAAGGAATCATGGCCCTTAATATGGAAATGAGGCTCATATGCATAAATCGTAATAAACGCATATGATCCTTCATCTCCTGAAAAAATCTCATATTTGACGCGAGAAAGACCGGTACCAACTAACATGTATGTATCCAGAAGCTTATGGGTATTCATCATCCATTCCTTTTCCTTTAAAAATCCTTATCAGCATACATGAATTCGATGGATGACGGCAGCTATGGATCCTTACAGACGTCGAAATAACCTCAATATCAGAGAGTCAATACCCACGCAGCCCCCCAAGAATGCCAAAAAATAAAGCGGCAATCAGCCACGCAAGCGCAGCCTTCTTCATTAACACTCCGTAAAATGCTATGGACATTGCCAGACACAGTGTTATAAAAACTGGCCACATAGTTAATAACAAAAACAAATAACCAAATAATCCACTATTAATAGTTATATTCACTACTGACTTAACCCTGACGTTCAAAATATGAACTGCATCTCATGACAGCATGCAATCTGCTTTTCCTAGTGAACTATAGCATTATCTATGGCACTCAGTGAATGCTCGATTCCTCAGTTGCTGAACTCCGCTAATTGATACACGCCCGCTACGCTTGTTATATCCGAAATGTTACCTAAACTAACTTATGACTTTGCTCTGCCATGACAAAGTCTGCCGTTCTACCCGTGAGCTCAGGGATGAGCCACTCTCAAGCCTTCTAGGCTCTCAGTTTTATTCTCAACCATTAGATAATAAACCAACTATGTGGCTACAATCCGCCATTGGCTGGCTGTTCAGCACCCCGTAGTTTTGGGATTTCCTCCACGGGGTTTTTTATCAGGCTTTAACCCGATCTTTCGGTTTAGCATTATCGAAGCCCCTAGCTCAGGAGCTTCTGTAATGCCTACTGCTGGACCCTGTGTTCGTAACGGGAAATGGTCTTGCCGTTTGCGTTCATCACATAGGCAACCTCTCCCTGCTTCAGGAATACGTTCTGGTCCATTCCCGATACGGCAATACTCTGCTGGTTGGGGTTGAAACCAACACTCAGGCCACAATGGATTTCTTCGCCACCATCTGGTGACATCACTTTTACTGTTAACATGCTTCTTCTCCTGCTTCTGGTAATAAAAAGCCCCGCTATTGCGAGGCCTTGGTTAGTCATAATTTCGGACAGTTGGCCTGTACCGATTTGTTGTGCGCCAGAATGTCACGCTTGGTCTGCATATCCAGCACGTCGATATCGTGGTCGGTCAGGTAGATGATCCGCACCCAGCTGCAGGCCGTATCAACGACTACCGGGGCGGGTAAAGTGCTCGCGCAGCTCCCGATCAACATCGTCATCAGGCATATGGCTAACAGTCTGCTGTACATCACTGGCCCCTTTCACAACTTCCGCCTTACGTTCTGCCGCGGCGACGGTGGCGGCGGCGTTCTCTTCGGTACGCTGCTGATCGGCTTTGGCTTCCGCCTTACTGGTCCCGCGAGCGTGGCCGATGCCGAACGCGCCAGCGATAGCACCCAGGATGACAACCACCAGCCCCGCGATTGCTTCGATTCCCATGATCACACCACCAGTACCGCTTTTGCTTTCAGGAAGCGGGCGCGCCGGTCATCTATGCCGTTCTGTCCGCCGTTGATAATCTGCGTGACGCGTGCAAGGTCACCGGGATAACGCAAACAGCCGCGTGAGGCATAAAACCAAGCAGCACTGCGCGCCGCATACTCATCCTGGGCCAGCAATTCAGGCTGTTTAACCAGATCAATCTTCAGAGCATTCCCGCAGTCGCGGTAATTGTTCAGGCCGGTGATCTGGATGAGCCCACGCCCTCGGTAAAACCAGCCGTCTGTTGCCCCGTTATTACCCATGCGTTTGCTGTACACCAGGTTGGCGATCGCTCTTTGCCTCTCCAGTGGCAAAGAGGGCTCACCCTGACGGCGGCCGAGCGAATTAGCCTGACCCTGCGTCAGCCGCCCGGCGCGGACAAAACTATTCAACCCGGCCACGCTATAATTGAAGCTCTCAACAAGCTGGGTAAATCCCGTGCTTTCATGCCCTACCTGGGCAATGAACATCGCCTGATCGATAGCTGCTGTTATGCCAAACTCTTTCATCGCGGCTGTAATATGCGGAAACCAGCGCGCAGCTAACCCGGCGCTGATACCAGCCGCCTTCTGGAATTGTGTTTGATTCATTAGTGCCTCAGTGTATCGACCAGACGCGCCACGTTACCCCGTGCCCACAGCACGGCGGCGCATATCATTACGTTTGCCATTACCACCAGCCAGTGGGACTGTACGTAAAGACCGAAGATAAATTGGAAAGGAATGCTCGCGTAAATCAATACCAGCAAGTAAGCAAGAATGGAGATACCAGGGCGGTGCCTGGCACCGCGACGTTGATAAAACATCAAAGCGCAGACAATAACGGCACATATCACCGCATTGACCAGCGCTGCCGGGTCATTTATTACCACTCGAACCTCCTCCCCTTAATCGGGAAAGTAATCCGAACAGGCTGCTCAAGTCCTGGCTGTTAATGAAAGTCAGGACCTTGATGGTTACAGCAGATGCCACCACCGCACCGAGCGCATCAAGCGGACGATCCGTATAGCCTGTCCATGCAGTAAATTTTGAGCCTAATAATCCTGCAGCCAGAACACCGACAATAAACGACGTCATGAAGTAAGCTATTTGCCTTCCACGTGTCAGGTTTGCGGTCGTAGCCACGTAAAACACTGCGCCGCCAAAAGCCCCAAATACCACACCAAAATCGGTATGGGTGATAACGCCATATATGACGGAACCAATTAAACCGCCACCAAAAATCAGGCCGGTACCAGTTAAAGGATCGGACATTAAGCCCCCTCTTATTGCTGTGAGTCCTCTCAGAATTGAGGGGAAAATGAAAAGGCCGCGCATAAGCGCAGCCTCAAATGATTTGTTCCTCAGCTTGCCGAGGAGCCTTATTCATGGCGAAAAAAAGCCCGCTCAGAGGAACGGGCAGAAAGTAGGCATTCTAGGTAGTAACAAACGAAAACGCACCTAATAGTCCGAGCTACCGATTTACCAGGAGAGCGCTCGCTTTTTCCGTTACTGCCTTTTAAACATAGCTGGAGAAGCCGAAACGGCAACCCACAACCTAATGTCTTAGTAGTATTGCATGGTGCCGGGTGCCTCCCGGTGAGCATGTCCCAGCCGACATGACTCGCGCTGCATTTACAGATCACTGTAAGTGACTGGTCGCCCCACCGCACAGGGGGATTCACCACATGAATAGATTAACAAGATGTTATTTTTCTGGTCAATAAGATGTAAGCAAATGATGGCATGCAGTTTTCTTATTGCTGAGCTAAACCAGAAATCTGGTTCAGGGCTCTGCGCGGAGGGCTTTAACGTGTCGTGCGGCACGTCTCTACCCAAGAGCCCTGACCGGATCGCAGGCATAAAAAAGCCCCGGCGGGATGCCGAGGCTAATTTTACAAACTGGTATGTGACTATCATCTTCATGCCGCCACTTAAAGTTAAGGCAGCATATCAAAGTAGACTCAAATATGACGCATTTAATTGACTTTTGCAAGACCCTGCTGCGAAAAAGTCGCTTTTTGTTGTGATCGTGTTCTCACGACACAGAGAAGAGAGTCGCTATCAAGCCGCTTAAAAATGGCGCACATAGTCCGCCAGTAATCAGCGTAGTTATGGCACCAGTTATCAGGTTTAACGCCACACAGGGCTGCAAGATCCTGGTGCTGGTATACATACTTACCCGCCAGCTCTGCTTTCACGTCCTGCGCTGCCAGCCATATCAGTTTCTTCAGCCGCTGCATCGTCTTGCCGGCCACTTTCTTAGCGCCGAGTTGATCACGGAATTCTTCCCATGCCCACTGTGTTATCGCTACCTGATACTCAAAGCGGATATTGTCGCTGTAGTTCCACAGCAGCCAGGCTTTCTGATGCTCTTCCAGCGACAGCAGAGCCCGGCGCCAGCTTGCCGTCGAGTACTCAACGGGCAGAACGAGAGCGATTGATGAACCTTTTGCGCGCGACTGCTGCCCGGGGATTGGCGGGCTGGATGGGTTTACCATGCGGCCTGTTACCGGATCGGCTACTTTCTTCCTTCCCCGGCTGCGCGCCGTAGCGGTGAATTGTGCGTTCTCTGCAAAAGCAACCAACTGTCCTTTCGTCGCACCGCTCAGATCCGCGGTGGCCACTATCAGCTGCTGGCGAACATACTCAAGGTACTGGGTATTCATGCTTTCTCTCCTGAAGCCTGATAGATGCGGACGAAATTCTTCAAAATTCGGTAGTCAACCAGTACGGTGCCACGGTGCCGGCATAGACGCAGCTTTTGCCAGCGGTCGCGGATGCGTTCGATAACGTCACGGCTCATGCGGCCTCCTGATGGCGGGCGCGGCGCTTTTCCAGCGCGCGGGCTCTGCGGGTGAATATGGATTTGATTCGCTGCAGGTAGGGAATATCGAACCGGCGCGGCTCGTTATCAGACTCAAGGCGCTTTACGCGATCCAGGCCAATGCGTTCAATCAGGTGAATGCGATATTCAACAGCGTTGCCGCTCAACTGCCGGTTGCAGCGGGTGCAGGCGGAGTGGACATTGAACACGTTGAATTTCAGGTGCGACGCCGCACCACGGGAACGGTAATGACTGGCGTCAATTGCGCTGCCGGTCAGGTAGTTGCTCTTACCAATAAGCGGGTTTCCGCAGCTCACGCAGGGCTTACCTTCATCACGAATGCGAATATACCGGTTAAAGGCTGACTGAGCCTCTTTATCCCATTGGGCCTTTGTCTTGAATGACTCTCGCTTGGCCCGGCGACGCTGGCGACCTTCCTTTTCGGATTCGCGCTGGCGCTTCACCGCCCTGGCCTTCGCCGCCTCCCGGGCTTTTGCTGTCTGTTTTTTGCCGATCGCGCTGGCGCATTCAAAACTGCATACCACCTGCCCCTCCCGGGCAGGATGGAACCATTCGCGGCAGTGGGCGCATTTACGGCGTGCTGGTTTACGCATGTGGCCTCCTTGCTCTCAGGCGTAGCCACTTCTTATCGACCAGGCGGGCGGTATAGTCTTTCAGGGTCGGTATGTCGGAAGGCTTAACTTCGACCTTGCGCTTGCGGCGCGCCGGCACGCGGAAGATGCCGCGCTCCATTACTTTGGCGAGAAGACATTGCATAGCCATCACCCCGCAAAGCTCAGCAGCTGACTGGCGGCGTTTTCAGCCTCAGCTGGCGAGTGGAACTTGCGACGCAGAATGTAGTTCCAGAGCACATTCAGCACTGATTTGTAGACGCCGTTAAACTGGCTGTCGTCCATGCTGGCGAAGGAGATCGACTTTGCGACACGACGACGGCTGCCGTCAGGCATCTGGTATTCGTCGTAAAAGCCAGCCTGAATGGTTGCCCACTCGCGGAAGGATTCGAAGTGTTTCAGAAGCGCCATATCGCGGGAACGAGAAATACCGACAGAGGAGAGATACATCTCCGCGGCGTTCTGGAGCGCAGCGCGCTGATCGAAGTCAGATGAAAGGAAGTCGATAAACCCGGATATGAGGGCGCGCTCAGCGGGCTCAATGAGGCCACCGGAAGGCGTCCAGTAGTGATACCCGAGAGTCAGAAGTTTGAAGAACTTCTTGTGGAATGCGTAATTCCGGGGCTTGCGGAACTCACCGCAAAGCAGTTGCCCTACGGGGATAAGTTGCAGGTATTCGCTGGTTCCCGGTTCTGCGGGAATCAGTACGTTTTGATAACTCTTCTCAAATTGCAGTGTTTGCGCCATGTGTCCCCACTTGGCGCCGGGGCAAAGTTGTCAGTTGTCCAGACTGACCAGGTAATTATCGCCCGTCACTGGGATAAAAGCAAAATGAGCATATACGATAAAACCGCTATTTCTTGGCGTTCTGCTCTGTCATTTCCAGATAGCGCGGATCGGATGCGCGGGGGAGCTGGATGCTCTGCTCGCGGTAGTAGCGGACGCGCTCCATGAAATACTCGCGCAGATGTTCAGGCTGCTCTCTGGCTACCACTTCGGCGACAACAGGCATGTTCAGGCACTCTTTGTACGCGACGCCGGAGGCTGCGAGGTCAACATTGACCTTGTCCTGCTCGTCTTTCGATTTGGCTGCAATGTTCCACTGTGACATAAAAATCCCCTCTACTGTGGAGGGGATTATATAGCATCAACTGGATGGGTGCGCGGCTTTGCGTTCTGCGGGGGATTTAGCTACAAATAGCTCACACCCCAAATTGATTAATGATTACCCCGGAAATGTAAACCCTAATGCCTTCAATCAGACCAATACATACCGCTGAATCGTAAGGCAGAACGTCGCATCCAAGCGGGTCTTCATCTCCAGAAAGGTCAAACTCTGAATGTAGAAAATCGCCGGTGACTTTCGCCATCGGAGACAGGTATTGCTTTAAGATTTTGTGCGCCATGGTCTCTCTCCATGACGCATGGATCTACCGGTGTTGCTCAGGCTCCGGTGGTATGATTATGGCTGCTTGATAATGGGAAATCAATTCTCTAGAATTTAAATTCAAAACCACTAAAGTCGTCTTTTTTCTTATAGGGTATTGCCTTGTAAGCTGTTGAACTATACTTCGTCATTACCGCAAGCAGATCGGGTCTTTCACCTGAATTAAGGCTTAGCTCAACATCCACTGGAATTTTGGGTTTAATGCCGTGTTGTAGAGCAATCCTCAGCATAAAACATTTACGCCCATCACCCAGCTGAGAATTTGGCGCAGTGCCTGATATGAAAGTTGATTCACCAATAATACCCCATCGTAGTTCTGATTCAGTGTATTTATCATTTAAAGCCAATATAAAATCCGCCATAACCTCACTGAAATAATCAGCTGTAATTCGAATTTTTAGTTTATCGTCTTCAAATTTTAAATCATAAGATAGATTAGAGAAGTCTTGATCCTTTGGTTTGAACGTGCTGTTCCCATCAATAATATCTTTCATTTGTGTAATGATTACGTCTATGCCTGAAGAATACAGATCTAAATATACATTTTGAGTCAACAATGCTGGCATGGGAGATTCATCGCATTTAACCGGTATAAATTTTACACCGCTCGTCGTCGTTCTCATTAAAGCATTTTGCCACTCAAGACTAACCATTTTACTAGCAAGACTATTTGCAGTTACAAAGAAGAAGAAAAATTTAGTGCCCTGCAAGCCTAAATTCATTTTATCAATAATACCCTCACCTGGCTGAATAGACCAAGAATCGTAGAAAACATTTTCTCTTCCATATATATCTGCAATTTTTTTAGAGATATGTTCAACGAAATCTTTATCTTTATAGTTATGGCTCATAAAAATCATATTTTTATCCCTTTTTACTATATGTGAATGTACAATGTCTCTTCAAGAATTTTTCAGGTTTCACAAAGCATCAATGCGCCTCGATGCTCACAATCTGATTTTCTGCGCTAAGCCTTGCATGGTTTTACCCTTCCTTAAAGTTATTATCCATGAGTAACATATGGTTTTAATTTCACCGAGAATACCATCATTAGCACTACTATAAACCAAGAGTATAGCTATATCATGCTACCTTTTCTTTACCTAAGACAAGGTTATATCTTTAAAAAATTGGCTAAGATGCGTCCAAAGTATAAAACATATGCATATGGCTATACCTTTATGCCATAGTGAGGTGCGACAGGCATTCCAGGAGACGGCGGCCGCATTACATTCATCAGCATCCTAGCAATATGTAACTCATTGAGATACATACATGCTTGCAATGATTCCGATATCATCCAGCACTACCGGCGCTGCCGGCTCGCTGTCCATTGCTGCCAGCGATTGACGAATGAGAGCCTCTAATTGCCGGTCAGTGGCATCACACCCGCCATCTTCATCAAATTGTGCAACCCATTCTTCCAGCTGCTCTCTGGTTATGGTTGATTTGTTCATTGGTTGGCTCCTTCTGCTGCCCGGTTAACTATCACGCCGTCGTATACTTCTTTGAGGTGGCCGCGTAAGTCCATGCGACGGAGCGCGCTAAACATGTAATCGCATTCCGCCTGTTTGTTAGCCTGAAATGGCTTGCTGTCCCGGTTAACCCACTCCCAGTTTCCAGGCCAGCCGTGAACCTTCTTAACCCGACCTTTGACCACGTGAAGCAATCCCCAGCCAGGCTGCAAATCCTCAATATTTACGATACCCGGCTCACTAATCATGAAACGCCAGTCTCCCATGCCCTTCTCGGGTTCAACACGGAAAGGCTTCTTGCGGTCGGCCAACAAGTCAGAACGAGAGCATTTAGCCTCAATCAGACAACTGGCCCCATTGCGGAAGCCGATTGCATCAGCCTGCTCACCGTATGGCGTCCATGCTCGGAACCGATCATGAAAGGCCACCTTGAAACCGTTGGTTTGCAGAAAGCGGCAGGCTATCTGGCAAAGCTCATCGTGTGTAAGTGCCATCACTCAGCCTCCACCTTGATGCCAGCGGCGGCAGCTGTACGCGCATAAACGAGCACTCCGTCCTCGGGGCGCTTGCGCTGCAAAAAGATACCAGGGCGCGGCCACAGAGCAATAAAGCGGCATTCGCTGTTTTCAAGACGGTGAAATGCCTGCTCGCTCATCACGCCGACTGGTCGAAGATGCTCCTGTTCGCGCTCCAGCTCGGCGATGCGCTGGCGCAGTGCTGCAATCTCCATCCCTGCCGCATCGGAATCATTAGGCGTAAGCATTGCTTTTGCCATCTCTTGATTCATTCTCTTGTGGTCAGTTAATTTTTTCTCAAGCTTACCAATCCGCTGCTGCGCCTTCTCCAGCGCCTCTACCAGCACGATGATATTGTCTGGCCCATCGGTTAGCCTGTTAAACTCTTCGCATTCGGCAAAGCAGACTGAAACAGACATGTGTCCGGATGCATATTCTTCTGTTGCAGTTTTGGCTCTTACAGCTGCAGCCTTCATACGCTGCGCCAGTTCGGTGATATCAGTCATTGGCCTTTCCCTCGCTGCGGAACATCATGATTGTCAGATCGCCTTTAGTGGCCAGACGAACGGTAGAGCCAGGCTCCAGGCTGTTAAGCTCAAAGGCGTCATAAAACTCATTCACAGCTTTCTGGCGACGAGACTCCTTACGACGCTTGTCCCACCGCCTCAGAGCATTTTTGGTAATCCATTGGCCTGTTTTAACCATGATGTATGCCCATCCCAGAATGGCTAAACCGGTATTGAGATAAGTGGCGATGCTCATTTGTCGGCCCCCTCGCGCAGCGAAAACTCCCATGCGTATTCGTCAGACGTTGTGAAGTAATCGAGACGATCCATGGTGATTACGCCGTAGCGCCCGCGCTCACCGATGAAGAATTCGCCAATCACATCATCGTGGTGAATTTTATAAGGCTTTCCGATAGCGATTAACGCTACTCCATCCTGCGTGCGCTTTTTAGCTGCTGTGAATGTGATGGTCTTTTCCCGTTCTGCTACACCATCAGCCTTAAAGCCGGCTACGATGCGATCGGTGGCGGGGGTTTCTACCGAGTCAACCAACCGGTAATTGCATGTTTGATAGGTGTGCTGGCTATCGGAGGTATGCAGCCCTTGAGCATCGAAGCCTTGAGCCTGTTGAATCACGATACCCCATGACACGCGCTGAACATCTTCGCTCCAGCCGTCGTCTGCGTCCTCACGGTATGCGTCAATCTCAGCCTGCGCTGTGTCGATAGCGCTCTGCTTGTCTTTGAAATAATCAAAACCGTATTCAGGCGAGTATGCGAAGTAAGTTACGCCAGCCGTCAGCACCACATTCTCCGCAGCCAGCTCCTGGTAAGCTTTCGCCAGCTTCAGGAACTTCTGCTCTCTGATTGACAGCTCGCCTGCGCTCTCCAGGGAGGCGATGAGCTCGTTTACTGCCTGTAATGTGATAGTCATGCTGATGTTCTCCCGTAAACAGCCAGTACCCGCTTCATCGCCGGGCTTTGCCGACACTCGTTGAAAATCTGATTGGTGCTCTTCCTGCCTGAAATTTCTTCTTCAGTGGCCAACCGGTAGTAAACCGTCCGCCACACCCGAGCTTCCGCTACCAGTACCCCCTGCTTTGCCAGGATATTTGCAGCCTGGTTGATGCAGGTATGCGTCATCCCGGAAGCCGCGGCGACATCTGGAGAGCTACAGGTTTTATGCGTTTTCAGGTAGTTCAGAATTGCGTCTTTTCCTGTCATGACCGGTTCTCCCGATAGCTGTCCCAGGTAAACGAAATCGTGCATCCGCCGCCGTCGTTCATGCGGTCGATGACGCGCTCGCCGATAAACTGAGTCAGCTCATCCTTCGGCAGGTTGCTGATCAGGATCGTCGGCTTCAGGCGCTCGTAGCGGGTGTTGATGATTTCAAACATGATCATCTTCTCGGCTTCGCTGCCAAACTGCACACCAACCTCATCGACAATCAGCAGGTCTGGCTTCGTGAAGTAGGAGATCACCTCATCCTCAGTGCGCGTGGCTGTTTTTGACCAGGTCGATTTAAACTCCCGGGCAATCTTGAGCGCCGTCGTAAAAATGACTGAGCTTTGGTGGTGCTCAATCACATGGCGGGCAATGGCCAGCGCAAGGTGGTTTTTACCGGTACCAGGCTTGCCACACATAACCAACCCGCCTCCCTGCTGGAGTCGATCAGTCCATTTCGATGCGTAGGCCTGGCAGACCCGTAATGCTCGCTCAGAATCCTTCCCAACAGGCTTGTAGCTGTCCAGAGTGCACGTGGAGAAGCGCTCTGGTATGTCCAGCTGTCGAAGCAGCCTTTCTGCAGTTTGCTGGCGAACTCGCTTATCCCAGCGAACCTTTTCATCCCTCAGAAAATTCAGTTCATCTTCCAGGCAGCCCGGGCAGCGTGTCGGCGGTGATGGCAGATTGATGATGCTGCTGGTCAGGATCCGCTTGCGCTGCTCATACTCGCCATGCTTTTCGCAACAGACGCGCTCGATAACCACCTCGCAATTCGGGATGTCTTCCGGTGGCTTACTCAGCTGATCAAGCATCCGCTCAATGGCAGTGATTTTTTCTTCCAGTTCCATGATCAGTCCCTCGCCCATGATGGGATTTCAGTCTGCCCGTAATCCTTCCCTGCGAAATTTTCGGCAACTCGCACCTGTTGACTTGGTTGAGGCTTGGCACCATTTGGCTCAAACAGGCCTTGCCAGCCATTGGCGATGCTGCGGTTGATAATTTCTTCGGGCGCGTAACCGTTCAGTCTGCAGCGGTCCAGCAGGTTGATAGCCTGGGTGACCGTCTGCTGAGACTTGATCGGCTTTTTCAGGTCGCGACGATATGCCACCCATGACGACCAGATTTCTGCAGAAAGCCAGTCAGGCAACTGAACAGCTAACGCATCGAACGAAACCGCCCGGGGGGATTTAGGGGGGTTATTAATATTGTCTTTATTGTCTTTTGTATGTTTGTCTTTTGTGTTTACCTGATTCGGGTAATAGGCGTTACCTGATTCGGGTAAACTTTTCTTACCTGATTCGGGTAATGTTACCTTTTTCAGGTAAGGTTTTTTTTCTTTACCTTTTACGGGTAAAGATGACCATTCGCTGACCGTTTTATTAATCCCGATAACACGACCGGTTTGAGTTAATATCCCCCGCTTAACCAGGACGCTTTTTGCAGCTGAGCACTTATGCGGGAGAATGCCGGTCAGCTCCGAGAGCTGCTCGTTACTGACCCAGTCAGATTTCTTGTTGAAGCCGTATGTCTTACGCATGACAGCCATGAACACCAAAAGCTGATGCTGCGACAGACCCGCACGCATGACAGCTTCAAGGAGCTCATTGGCGATGCGCGTAAACCCATCGTCGAGATCTGCCACGCGCAGCTCCTGTAGTGCCACGACAGGCACAGGGAAATTGATTACTTCGGCAGTATTTGCCATAATTACTCCTGTGAATTTGTTCAGTTAATTCGCGTAGAAAGCCGTTAGTGTCCTACCACTGCGGCTTTCGCCTTTTCTGCCCTTCATTAGTCCCATCCCAACGGACCAGGCCGGCACCGCTCAGCACGTAATCCGATATCTGCCAGCGTTTCTACTGACTGCAGGTAGTGGCGGGGAAAAACCACCCCCCCTTNNTGGGGGGGGGAAACTCCCACCGCCTCTGGCGGAACTACTTGCAGACCAAGCGCTGATATTTCCTTCGCCATCTCGGCGTAATACCCCTCGCTCTTGCGGCGACTGATTGTCGACTCGCTAACCCCTCGCATTTCCGCAAAAACCTTTTGGCCAATGGATAAAAGCCGGTTTAACAAAATGCCTTCAATCTCAATTGGGTTGAGGATTGGCGGCTCTAACTTTCGGGCTATTGCATTCTCCATCTGTGATACTTCCTCTGGTGTTGTTTGAAGGGCCGCTTATTAGGCGGCCGGTGAATGCGCGCTTAGCAACTGTGCAAGGTCAGGGCGGATCTCTGCTGCCTTAATCCTGCCGTTAGTCGCAGACACAATTTTCATCACATAGCGGGCATCAATTCCGCCGCCATGCAGCCAGCGCCAAACTGTCGGCTGTGCTACGCCACACAGATCGGCCAATTTTTTCTGACTTCCAGCGATATCAATTGCCTTCTGGATGGTTTTGTTCGTCATGTTCCAATTCCTATAAGTATTGGTGCAAAATGATAATAGCAATGCGTATTGGTTTTAGCAATAGCAAAACGTGTTTTGACCAGTAATACGCAAGCGTATAAATTTAAAATTATGAAAAAAGAAACTCTTGCAGATCGTCTAAACGAAGCCATGAATTTGGCTGGAATGTCCCAAGGGGCGCTTGCGAAGGCCTCAGGTATTGCTCAGCCAACCATTTGGCGCCTGGTGAGTGGAAACGCCAGGGGTTCAACAAAAATTGTCGAGATAGCTAATGCTTTGGGCGTCAGGTCTGAATGGTTATCAACCGGCAATGGACCGATGCGCGATGACGGCCAGCTTCCTCGCGCTGCCCAGGTTAAAAGTCAGGATACTGATGCATTCAGGATTGATGTGCTGGACCTTATGGTTAGTGCCGGTCCGGGCATCGTGAACCAGGAATTCGTAGAGATTCTCCGTTCTGTTGAGTATGAGCCAGCTGAAGCCCGCCACATGTTCGATGGACGCAAGGCTGAGAGCATCAGGATCATCAACGTCCGTGGCGACAGCATGTCAGGCACGATTGAGCCGGGTGATCTGCTGTTCGTCGATATCAGCGTTAAGAGCTTTGACGGCGACGGGATTTACGCATTCCTGTACGACGACACTGCACATGTTAAGCGCCTGCAAAAGATGAAGGACAAGCTGCTGGTTATCTCAGATAACAAGAGCTATGCAGCCTGGGACCCGATCGAGAAAGACGAGATGAACCGGGTGTTCGTGTTCGGCAAGGTGATCGGCAGCATGCCGCAGACGTACAGGAAGCATGGGTAGCTAGGCCGGAGGAATTATGCAAGTTAACCTAGAAAGAATATCATTTATAACACCTTTTTCTGATAGTGAGGACCAGACACAGCCAAAGCTTAGTTTTGAGTGCGTGAACTTCCCCGCTCAGTTTTCGATAAATTTCCGGGTGGGAATGGTAGGTTTGAAGCCAAATACTCGCTATCAACTCGGACTGTTTGTTATACCAGCTCATTTATTTATTAAAGAGGGGCAGGAATTTCAACTTCCTGACGGCACTCAGGAATCTGTTTCTGTTAACATTGATACTAAAGACAGCAACATGGCGACGGGTGCCAGTGGACAGGTTGTCATTACTCTAAACGAAATGCGCCTCCCCGGTAAGGGGCTGTATAGTGTGACTGGCGTCTTACACGCCAACGATTCGATAAAAACCGTGCTTCATAAAAACGAGTCATTTTTCACTGTTGATAAATTATGAGTGACGATAAAGAATCAAAAAATCAAGAGAATCAGAGCGCGAGACCAAATAGCCTAAGGAGGCTGAAAGTTATCGGTGGCTCAGATTTCGATGCTGAATTTGATAATTCCTCTGAGAAGGTGCAAGATCACTTCATAACGTCGCATACTTCGGAGCGAGAAGTGGATAGGATTAGCAGAGAAGAACTTGAAGCAAGGCTGTGCGCCAATAAAGCGGAAATGGAATCAATAGCCTCTTCAATTCGAGCAGACATGGCCTTAGCCAGAGAAAATACCAATGTCCAGTTCGCAAATCTCTCCTCCGCAATTAATTCTATCTCTTCAAAAATTGACGGGAAGATGGATAGTGTAGATGGAGAAATGAAAGCAATAACTGGTAAGTTTGATGGCATCCAGGGTCAGATAACTGGCCTGAACACAGCCATTAGCGGAATCCAGTCAGGCATATCTACGCGACTTGCAATTTTTAGCGTAATTATCGCTGTGATTGTCGCCTTGCCTGGGATTATCTCCTCATTTAAGGACTCTCCAGCTAAGTCTGATGATAATCCTTCACCCTTGATTATTCAGATGCCAGCGCAGCAACAAAATCAACAACCCGCCCCCCAAAACCAACAGAAAGCCTCGCCAAATCAGCATAAGTAGCCCGGCCACCGCGCCGGGTTTTTATTGCCCTACTCTTCCCTCAACATCAGCACATCCAGTGCCAGCTCCACAGCCAGATCTGGCTGGTCCCCCAGCCACAGCACCTGAATCATCTCTATCAGCGCCTCTCTTGATGGCTCGCGCTTCTCAACCAGCAGCTGCATAACCGCTATCCCGATAACCTGCGCAATCTGCGGGTGCATCTCTGCGAAAAACTCATCCACATTCGACATGCCAACCCCCTTTCTGATGTTTTTTTGAGCACAACAGCACAATATCAAAAAATAAATTCATTTAGCTATCAATCGTTTAATAGTAAATGCTATCAGTTAATATCAATACGTATTGCTATGGTTAATACTCATTGCTATTATCAATTCATCCAAACAACACCGGCAACGCCGGGGTGAAGTCAAAACGTCCCGTTAGCCGCGATAAGGCAAAGGTGAAGAGATGATCCGCGAAGAAGACAAGCCTGCATGGCGTAATTTTTGGTTAAAGGTCGTTCCGTTTTTGGTTGCTGTTCTCGCAGTTAGCTATCCGTGCTGGGGTGGCAAATGAGCAAACAAGGCATTCGTTAACTGATTTACTGCCTGCTGATCTGCGGCGTTATCTGGGCGGCAGTGGTTATCAAAATTCTGCACGTTACGGGGGTGTTCAATGGCTAACTCAATTCCTAACAACGGACGCGCCGTGATGATGCGCAATCGCCGCACCGGCGCCGCCTGGCTGGTCAGCTTCGACTATCGCGACGGCAGTTACTGGCATGAGCCGCAGGGAAATCTGCGCCACATCCGCCGGCCATACGCTTCGCGCAGTATCGAACCGAACCTGGTTCCAGCCGGGACGCATTAACCGCGCATATCAGCGCACGAATTTAACTGAGCTATCAGGCAGCCAATACGGTGCCGGGATTATTACAACCAAATTTCAGGAGCGAGCTATGAACGCATACCGCGCATACGACGCTATCGAAGAACGGAAATGGGCTGAACAGTCGCTCACCGAAGAGAAGCAAAAGTGGATTGAAGATCGGGCGCAGGAAATTATCGACGCCCTGCCGAAAGAGCCGTCAGGCCTGTTCCGTTTCTCTGTGCCGATGGAGAAAAGCCCATACGAAGGCCTCCGCAGCGATGCAGCTGGCGAGGCATATAACGATCTCATCTCGGCAGTAGCTTACGCCCAGGCGGAATACGACTGGGATCACCGCACCGGCTGCCCGTTTTAACTTTGAGGGGAATTCTATGAGCACAGCACTTTCTACAATGGCCGGGAAGCTTGCCTCCCGCCTCGGCATGGATGCCGGAACTGACCTGATGAACACTCTGAAAAATACAGCATTTAAGGGTGGGAATGTCACTGATGAGCAGTTCACGGCACTGCTGATCGTCGCCAACCAGTACGGACTAAATCCGTGGACGAAGGAGATTTATGCATTCCCGGATAAAGGCGGAATTGTTCCAGTGGTCGGCGTTGACGGCTGGGCTCGAATCATCAACGAACATCCTCAGTTTGATGGAATGGAGTTTGCCTACGACAAGGAAGAAGGCGCGTGTACCTGCAAGATATACCGGAAAGACCGGACACACCCGACCATCGTTACTGAGTACATGGGAGAGTGCAAACGCAACACTCAGCCATGGCAGTCCCACCCTACCCGTATGCTTCGTCACAAGACGCTGATCCAGTGTGCGCGTCTCGCATTTGGGTTTGCTGGCATCTTCGATCAGGACGAAGCCGAGCGTGTCATTGAAGGGAGTACGGCAGAGGTTCATGTAGGGCATGAGTCGGATGGTCGTCGCCCGGAACTGATCGCAAAAGGCGAGTCTGCCGCACGCCTTGGAACTGTTAAGTACCAGGAATTCTGGGTTGCGTTAAGCGCAGAAGAGAAACAGGTTATCGGCGCGGTTGAGAAGCGTCGCATGTATGACATGAGCCTTGCAGTCGACAACGCAGAACCTGTCGATGCCGCAGCGCCGGAGGATAAATGATGGAACAACGCACCCCAGAATGGTTTGCCGCTCGCTGCGGAAAAGTCACAGCCAGCCGCCTTGCTGACGTCATGGCCAGAACCAAGTCTGGCTATGCAGCAAGCCGACAGAACTACATGGCCGAGCTGATTTGCCAGCGCCTCACCGGGAAGCTTGAAGAAGGTTTCTCCAACGCCGCAATGATACGCGGAACAGAACTCGAGCCGGTAGCACGCGAGATGTATGCGCTGAATGAGTTCGATGCCGAAATCACTGAGGTGGGGCTTATCGATCACCCAACTATACCAGGATTCGCAGCAAGTCCTGATGGGCTTGTTAATGGTGATGGGCTTATCGAAATTAAGTGCCCCAACACCTGGACTCATCTTGAGACCTTAAAAACTGGCGAGCCAAAACGCCAGTACCTGTTGCAGATGCACGCTCAGATGATGTGCACAGGGCGCAAATGGTGTGATTTCGTTAGTTTCGACGATCGTCTACCGCCAGACCTCGCCTATTTCAAAAAGCGCATTCACTTCGACGAAGCACTGGCAAATGAGATTCAGTCCGAAGTGAAAAAGTTCTTGGAAGAGCTGGAGAAAGAGATTTCCAGCATAAAAAACCACGACCATGCCGCATGAGAAAGGCAGACACGAAACGAGGTGCGCAATGACTGATTTCGGCGGATCGAAAACTCCAAAAAATGAACGTGACTACTGGCAAACGCCGATTGAAATTTTCAACGCGCTCGACCGCGAGTTTGGCTTCTGGCTGGATGCTGCAGCCTCTGAGAGTAACGCGCTATGCGCTCACTATCTCACTGAGCTGGATGACTCGCTGAACAGCGAATGGACGTCATGCGGCGCGATATGGTGTAACCCGCCCTATTCCGATATCGGCCCGTGGGTAGAAAAGGCTGCTGAGCAATCCCGGGCGCAGTCTCAGGCCGTAGTGATGTTGCTACCGGCTGACATTTCTACCGGCTGGTTTATTTCAGCCATGCAATCAGCTGATGAACTCAGGCTGATAACGGGTGGCCGTGTTCAGTTTGTTCCTGCATCCGTTACAGGAAAGCGCCAGAGCAACCCAAAAGGCTCGCTCCTGTTTATCTGGCGCCCGTACATCACCCCGCGACACATCATCACGACCGTATCGCTGGCTGAGTTAAAGCGGATCGGAAATCTGGAGGCAGCATGACGCCAGAAGAAAAAGAAAACGCCCTCCGCGCCCAGGCTCGTCGCTGCGCAGAAGAGATAACCAAAGCGATGAGCGCAAAGCCTAAACCGAAATGGAACGCTGTATGCCCCCCCATCCTTCGCAAGCACTACGAGAAGGTAAAGCCGATGGGTGTCAGCCTTGTGAAATTTGTCAGTGTTATTGGCCGCATGAATGGGCGGTATGGAGTGGAATCGTGAAAGAACGCGGAATGATTTTTAACGGGGAGATGGTGCGGGCGCTGCTGAGTGGCCGGAAGACGCAGACGCGCAGGATTATAAAGGACTGCACGGTCGGAAGAGACCAAATTTCAAAATTCATTCAGATCGAGAAGAAGTTTATCGGCTGCTACCCGGAAGATGTACCTGAACTGATCAGGGAATGCTGCCCATACGGAATACCAGGCGATCGCATCTGGGTGCGGGAGGCCTTTCGGGTGCATAGCCGGGCTACAGACGTCGCCACCCTGGTATACAAAGCCAGCGAGCGAAATTCATGGACTGAGCAAACCCACCGTGTACCCGTAGCTGTCTGCAATAAGCCGGCAACGCCTGAGAAATGGACTCCTTCGCTGCACATGCCACGCTGGGCCAGCCGCATTCTGCTGGAAATCACCGACGTGCGGGTTGAGCGGCTAAACGCTATCAACGAGCATGATGCTCAGGCAGAAGGTGTGGCGAAGCTACGAGGGGGCTTCTGGAAGCACTATCAGCCAGGCTGGACTCAACATCAACTGAGCGCCCGCGGCTCATTCGTAACCCTTTGGAAATCAATCTACGGCGACGAATCATGGAATTCCAATCCATGGGTTTGGGTTATTAAGTTCAAACGAATTGAGGAGCTGACAGCATGAGTCTTAAACATCGATTACCTGAGCTGGAAGCCAGCATCGACCCGGCAGCATTGCGTGCAGCCGCCGACGAATATTCGGATCTGCTTCTGACTTTGTGCTTATGCATGAAGATGGCCGGCCCCACCCGGGCGAACGTGTGCGCCTGCGCCAGCGAGCTTAAAAAACGCCTGACAACCTGGCACAGCCATAAAGAGCTCAATGCAATTCTGTCCAGTTGGGATCCCGTTGGCTATGTTCTCGGCCTCCGCCGTGAAGCGAACGACAACGCGCGCGCAGCTGGCGATCCGGTTGATGTCTTTGTGTGAGGTGAATATGCGACTGATTAACCGAAGCAAACAATCACCGCTGGGCCGCCAGGCGTGCGATGCGGCACTGGCAAAACACGTTGAGCTTTATGGAGCCTACGGGCGACAGAAAACGAAAAGAACTTATACGGTGGTGGTTCAAGGCTCAAAGATCACTGTAGAAGTTGTTAACAGAAAAAGTAGCTATGTGGCCACAGCCATGAGCTGCGCGCGCCGGCTACACCATCTGCCTGGACAATGTAACTAAGGGGTTTCTATGACTAATACATCTCATAAATCAGATGAAATTTTGATAACCGATGACGTTCTGTCCAGATACAAAATATCGCGCAGCACACTCTATTTCTGGAGCACCCCATCCCGGATGCCCTCTTACTTTGCTCAGCCATTCCCGCAGCCTAAAATAAATGGCAGCCCTAAAAGGTGGAGACTTTCAGACTTGTTGGCCTGGGAAGATAACGTGGGGATTAAACCAGAGGCTGACCAACCAGCTTCTCAAGGTGATCCTGCCAAACAGCAAGCCAGTGACGCTGATCATCCAGATAATCATGCAGGTTATAACGTGCCATGACACCTGCCATATGATGGCCAAGCAGTTTTTCCACAACATGTGGCGGCGCACCTAATTCAGAAAGGCGTGTCGCCACTGTTCGCCTGAGGTCATGGAGAGACCAGGGTTTCATGCCTGTTTTAGCTATAATCTGAGCAGAAAACAGAGCGACGTTTGGTTGTAGTGGCGGTCTGTCATCTTCTGGCCCCCTGTAGCGTGACAGTGTCACAACGTGTTTTGAAACTGACGTTTCCTTCTCTGCTAACATCATTCTTACTACTGCCTCGGGAAGTGCCCTTCTGACCGATTTCCCGGTTTTATAATCACTTGCCGGAATGGTCCACGTTTGCTCATGGAAATCGAACCACTCCCATCTTGCTGTCCTGATCTCTGTACTCCTGCAGCCAGTCATGATGAGAAACTTCATTATCAGCTGTTGTCTGTACTTCAATTCAGGAAGGATATTCCAAACTGTTTTGATTTCCTCATCACTCAATCTGCGATCTTTAACGGATGCTGTGAGACCTACGTCAGAGCGCCTAAGGCTCTCAATTGGGTTCACATTAATGACCCCTCGATTGGAGCAAAAACGGAACGTACGCTGCATCAGCCCAAGCATCTGACCAGTGACAACTCTTCGCCCCATGCCATCAAAAAGGTTAAGCCAGTGCGCTTTAGTGGTCTGATCAACAATCATGTTCCCCAGCACAGGCGCTATATGGTTATTGAAGTCCCGTCGGTTAACCTTGATTTTCACAAGACCTTCGGGGATGCAGTAATACTTTTCCCAGTAATCGAAAGCCTCTTTAACGGTGAGCGCTTCGACTTTTTTCTGTTTCTCCAGAACTGTTTGCCGTCTCGGATCGAGTCCTTCTGTCAACCAGGCCCTGAACTGCTGTCTACGTTCGCGAGCTTGAGATAAGGAGGTGGTGGGATAATCGCCAATCGTTAGCTGAGCGGCTTTCCCGTTCCATCTGTAGCGGTAAAAGAATGTTATACTGCCGGAAGTAGACAACCGGACATTCAGACCATGGGCGTCCGATATGACCTCGATCTGGTCTCTCTTTTTGCCAAGAGCTTTTCTTAATTTTGTGTCGGTAAGCAA